CCAATCAATGAGGATCTCAGAAAACAATTCATATTTGAAATGACAAGCAAGTATGGCATATATTCGTTGGGTCGTTTTGCGACTTGGCGACAATTACTTCTTGATGATGTTGTTGAAGACTGTCAACACATTGAGAGGTTCATAAGAGGTAGCAGTGGCTACACAAGACTAATGCACAATCAGAAAGGAATGAAAGCATGAAAGTAAAATTAATAAATGCGACTTCGGACGCAGTAAACCTTTTGTTGTTCACAAAGAACACAAGGCTAATGAATGATGATGATGCTTATGAAAAAGTATCTGAATGGGATGAGGAAAAGAAGCAAGCAGAACTTGACTATATGCTTCAGACAATCAGATCATCTTGGGAGTTTATTGACTACACCTTTGATGTTCGTGATGTATCAAGAGGATTTACCCACCAGTTCGTTAGAACTCGTCAAGCATCTTATGCACAGCAGTCTCAGAGAACTGTTACAATGGAGGGATTTACCTATTACACTCCACCAAGACTTGAATTAAAGGTTAACGAATCTGCCAAACTAATATATGATCAAGCAATGGAGATGATAAACATGTGGTATCAAAACATGCTTGAACTAGGTATCCCAGCAGAAGATGCCAGAGGAATATTGCCTACAAACATTCACACCAACATTGTTGCAAAATTTAATTTGCGAACTTTAAGTGAAATGGCAAAGTCTCGTTTGTCTCCAAGAGCACAAGGTGAATACCAAGAAGTATTCAAGTTAATGGTCAGTGAGGTTGTTAAAGTGCATCCTTGGGCTGAACCATTCTTGACACCGACTGAATGGGCAGCACCTTCAATGTATAAATCGCTTAACAAATAGGAGGCAGCATATGGCAAAAGGAAACCCAATATCACAGGAAAAAGTTAACAAAATACATAAAGACAAAAAGACTATGTCTAATGATACTTTGGCTGAGAAATATCGCATGACACCAGCACAAGTGAAATATGTTCTGTATAAAAGAAAACCTAAACCAGACATATCTTATGAGGAGTTAAATGAAGCTATGGACAAAATTGATAATGCGAATAAAAAAGCAAAATCAATTATAAAAAAGACTATTGAGAATCTAAATAACTTGATCCCGAAACGTAAATAAAGTATAGTAAATATAACTGAGAAAGGAATTAAAATGAATATATTTTATTTGGATGAAGATCCTAGACTATGTGCTGAGATGCATTGTGATAAACATTGTGTCAAGATGATACTTGAAACAGCACAGTTGCTATGTACTGCTCACAGAGTTTTAGATGGCGATGAGTATGCAGATAAGGTTGGTCTTTATAAGACTGCCTTTCAAAACCACCCATGTGCAGTTTGGACGAGAGAGTGTGCAGATAATTATTTGTATGCATATTATCTTCTTGTTAATCTTTGCGAGCAATATGAGTTGAGATATAAAAAGATTCACGCATGTGAAAAACTTTTGTCTTATCTTATAAAGATTCCTGTGTATATGTCTATTGATAAAAACTTTACAGACCCACCACAATGTATGCCAGACCAATACAAAGGTTCAGACACAATCAAAGCATACAAAGATTATTATCTTGGCGAGAAGATGTATTTCGCTCAGTGGAAGTTTACGGAGGTGCCATCATGGATAAACGCATAATCATTGTTGATCTTGACGGAACTCTTTCTGATTATGGTCATCGCATACACCTTTATAAAGAAAAAGATTATGATGCTTTTAATAAAGCAGGTGGTGGCGACAGACCTATTGAGAATGTATGCAACCTTGTCAGAGAACTTCACAGCGAGGAAACTGAGATTGTTATCATGACTGCTCGTGATGAAACTTGTCGTAAGGATACATCTAAGTGGTTAAGGCTTAATGATGTGCCATGCGATAGGTTAATCATGCGACCGATAGGTGATAATTCCTCAGACCCAATATGCAAACTCAAACTCTTTGAAAAGCATTTTGATTATAAAGATATTTGGTTTGTGCTTGAGGATCGCAAGTCAGTTGTTGATATGTGGAGAGGTGAAGGCTTGACCTGTCTACAAGTTGCTCCAGGAGACTTCTAATGGCAGAAAGAATAAAAGTAGTCGGCAACGACATAGAGTTAGATGATAAAAAGATCGCAAGGCTTTTTGATATAACATCTATACAAATGCAGGATTTAAGAGCAATTTTTGATAAGGCAAATGATTATGAAGCAGACGTTGAAAAAGCATACGAAGATGGGAAAACAGAAAATGAGTAAACACCCCATTGATTGTATTGAAGATGCTCTTAAAACTTTCAAAGAAAGAAATAAAGAGTATGGTGATAATTATATACAGCATGGCTCTGTCATGAAGGCTTTATTCCCAAATGGCATTGAATTAAAAACAGTTGAGGATTATAATAGGTTTGGAGTTATTAATATGATAGTTGCAAAGCTGACAAGATATTCTCAAAACTGGCCAAAGACTCACCAAGACTCTTTACATGATTTGGGAGTTTATGCATTTATATTGGAGTCTTTAGATGATAGTCTTTGATCTAGAAACAACAGGTTTGCCCAAAGCAGAGGGTTCTGACTTAGACATTCAACCTAAGATTATTGAGTTCGGTGCAATCAAGATTGATGATTCTGAATTCAAAGAGGTTGACAGGTTTGAGTTTTTGTGCAATCCTGGTCATGAACTTGATCCAAAGATTACTAAGATAACTGGAATAACAGATGAGATGCTAAAAGACCAGAAACCATTTATCGCTCATTTTAAAGATTTGGCAAAGTTTTTCCTTGGAGAAAGCCACTTATCAGCCCACAACTTAACTTTTGACAGACAAATACTAAGGTTTGAACTTGAGAGAGCAGATAAGGTCACCAAGTTCCCATGGCCAACTGAACATATATGTACTATGGAAATAGGCAAGTCAGTCTGGGGAAAGTTTAGAAAACTAGCTGAAATATATCACGAAGCAACAGGAACAGAACATATGTCAGCCCACAGGTCTCTGGCTGACGTTGAAGCAACCATTGAAATATTAAAATGGTATAGAAAGGAGGGACACATATAATGGATCCAGCAACAGTAGGTTCAATCGTCGGTGCACTTATATTCATAATGATAAAATATGCGTTGATGTAAGATGTTAAATTTAAGAGTAAGAACAGAGTATTGTTTCCGCAAAGCCTATGGACCACTCAACAAGGTCATTGAGGCAACTGGTGGTGACACGATAGGTATCTCAGATACAGGAACTTGGGGTCATGTGGCTTTTAATAATGCCTGCAAAAAAGCAGGGAAAAAGCCTTTGTTCGGAGTTGAGATACCTATTGTTGAAGATGCCACTGATCGGTCAAGACAACCAACCAATGAGATGAGTTTCATAGCAAAGAATAATGAAGGCTTGAAAGAACTTTATCAGCTTGTTACAAAAAGCACAGATAAAGATCATTTTTATTATCACCCAAGATTAAGCTATGAGCATCTTTTTGATATCAGTGATAATGTGATAATGTTTACAGGAACACACCCAATACTAGGACTGCTTCCTTTGACCAATAAAGCCAATATGTATTTTGAGCTGAATCCTATGACCACAA